TATAACCGGCATGATTGAGATATTCTTTAGCAGCTGCTTTCCACTCTCCTTTATTCATTAACGCTAATGTATTTTTACTACCAGATAAGTCTCCTCTAAAGAAACCATCTACAATAGCGTTACGCAAATACTGAGGGTAAGAGTCAAATGCAGGTAACTTACGCTTAGCAGCAGCTATTTTAGCTTTTACGTCTATATTGAATAGTTGTTCCATTTGTTTATCAGACAAAGGAGTACGACCTCGTATGACATTATTATAATCTCTACCTGCTACTTGTTGTAAGACTTTATCGTTTCGTAAAACAAGATGGCCTACTCCAACGGTTAAGTAACCTTTGTGGTCTTTGTACGCGTACCCGGGGCGACCAGCTTTACCTTTACCTTCACTCGGTGCAATATAATCATAATAAGATTGATCTTGTTTGATAGCTTGAGTTATTGGAGTAGGCATTTTGGCTTGTACTTCGCCGGGGCCTCCTAATGTGGCCCCTAAAATACCTAACGCTGCAAGAGCCTTTGCAAAAGGTCCTTCTTGCAAGATAATCTCATTTGCTTCATTTAATTGATCAAATGTCATTATAATTATTTATAAATAAAATCTCTTAATGGTACGTGCTCATACTTTTCCTCATAATCACACTCACCATAAAAGTAATTATCTAATTGTTCCGCTAATCTAACTTTAGCAATCTCAAGATCTACTTCATACCACTCATTCCTTATTTGCTTAGCAAAATGAGCCATTTGTATTTTTATATTCTTTTCTGCCTTTAAGTAATCTGGATGCTTTATAGAATATAAAATCTCATAATCTCGAAAGGGAGAACCCGTCTGATAAGTTTGCAGACGAGTTTTTAGATTCTTAGTAGTACCAATTTTTATCCAACCAGGCCAAGATCTATTGCTTATAATATAAAGATATCCGGTATGCATTATCTTAAGCGCTTTCCCAAGTCTTTGTTTCCTCGTTAAATTTACGAGTAACATCACCGGTTACTGGGTCCGTAGATAAAGCGACTTTGACTTCTTTTCTCTGAGAAATCTTATTAGCAAACGACCAACCTGTACCGATTATACTTGTAGAAGCACCTAAAATCAAATGGAAACTATCAGTAGTAAGAGAACCTTTAGCGATTAAAACACCTCCAGCTATAGTAGCTGCGTGTCGAAGTAAACCTCCGATCTCTTTCTTATATTCCTTAATGATGTTAAATATTTTCTTCATCTTAAGTATTTATGGCAAACGCAATTAAATACTTACATGGAGTCAACAGGAATTCAACCACAACATCTAGAGAACATGGCAAAAAATCTAATCGGAGATTACGGTTGGTTGTTTGTTGCTGGTTTAGTAGTATTACTATTTCAATCTAGTATAAAAAAACTAGCAGCATCTTTATTTGTATTTGTTGGAGGAGATTATAAAACTGATGACGTTGTCTTCGTGGACGGAAAACCAGCTCGAATCATAAGAGTAGGTTTTGTAAAGACTGTCTTCTTTATATATGATGTTCATGAAGGTAAAATCGTTGGTGGCAGTAAGTTAGTAGTACAAAATGAATGGTTAGCCAAGCTTAAAATAGAAAAACCTCTACAGCAGCTTGACCTAACCAGATTTAATGGTTCAAAGAGTACTAAAAATTAAAGTCAGAAAAATCTGTCTCTGATGTATCTTGTTTGAATGAACCTACCTTATAGGTTTCTATCTGTGTCTCTTGAGGAGCTACTTGTACGTGTTTACTTTCAGTCCAATTTTTAATCCATTGAATAGGGTTAGGAGTATCTTCAAACACATTATCTACACCTACAGCTTTAGTTCTACGATTACATAAATGCTTCATATACTGTATTAGTATCTCATCATTTAAACCTAGCATTGAGCCATCTTTAAACAAATACTTTGCCCACTCCATTTCTTCTTGAGCTGCATCAGCAAACATTTTATGAACTGTATCTTCATTTTCTTTTATAATATGCTGGAAGCCTTCCTCTTTATTATCTCGCAAATATTTTAAGATATTTTGAGTTGCAGCTAAATGAAGATTTTCATCACGGTTAATTAATGAAATGATCTTCGCATTACCTTCCATAGTTTTGTTCTGTGCAAAACAATATGAGCATGCAAATGAAACATAAAAGCGTATACCTTCTAAAATATTAATACTAACTAATGTAAGATATAATTTTTTCTTTCTATCATCAACAGAGTCTTCAGGTATCTTCTCAATAAGGTCGTCGTAGTATTTTGTTACAGAAGTAGTACGCTTAATAATTTCTGGATCAGTTAAGATATTATCAAAGACCTCTGACGGATTCGGATATACATTTTTAATAATATATGTATACGAATAACTATGTAACGTTTCGAAGAACTCCCAAGTCTTAGCAAATGCTTCTAGTTCAGGATTACTACAATCTTCTAGCAAATGACTAATACCTCTAGATTGAACAGAGTCAAGTAGTATTTGATATCCGAGATTTTTAGTAAAAATAAACTTCTGATGATCAGTTAATGTCTCATAATCATTTTTCTCTTTACCAGATAAGTCAACTTCTTCTGGTCGCCAAAAGAAACTTAAATGCTGAAGAAATAAATCATAGATCTTTTTATAGCGATACTTATCGTATCTCTGTAAATTTAATCCAGCACCAAAAAACAACGGCTGTTTGGTGGTATCAACGTTATCTTTATTAATAATACTCTTCATCTGGTTTTATTATAGCTTACATGCACCGCCAGGGCAATCACTTTCTTCAGGAGCATTATCAGTTTTACCATCATCAGTATTAGCATAATATAATGTCTTAAGTCCAACTTTATACGAATGTAAGATATCTTTAGCTACAACTGATAGCGGGAGATTATTATCTTCATACTTGCTGAAATTATAATAATGATTTGCAGATATAGCTTGATCAAAATATTTCTGTAACACTCCGCAAATATTTATATATCCTTTGTTATCAGACATCTCATAAGCGAGACTATATTTGTTCTTAAATTTTTGTATCTCAGGAACTACTTGCGGAATAAGTCCTTGCTTAGATTTCTTAACAGTTACTAAACTTCTAGGAGGCTCAATACCATTCGTAGAGTTAGTCACTAATGAAGAGCTCTCGCAAGGCATTAAGGCTGTAAGAGTACTATTTCTTAATCCATGCTCTTGAATATCTTTACGAAGTTTCTCCCAATCGTACGTATATTTTCGTTTAATAATATTATCTACTTCTTTACAGTATGTATCAATTGGTAAAATTCCTTTACTATATTTCGTACGATCAAACCATTCGCACTTACCCTTTTCTTGCGCTAGCTTATTAGACGCTTTAAGTAGATAGTATTGAATAGCCTCTGCTAACTCATCTGCTACTTTTAAAGCTTCTTTATCTTCATATGAAACTCCATTCTTAGCTAAGTAGTATGCAAAGTTAGTAATACCTACTCCAATACTTCTACGCTTTTTCATATTAAGAGCAGCGCTAACTGGGTATAATTGATGCTCAATAATGTAATCTAAAGCAGTTACTATATTCTCACATATCTTTTCTAATTGATCTAGCTTATTAATAGTACCGACATTAATAGCCGAAAGAACACATAAAGCTATCTCACCAGTTTCCTGATCGTCAATATGTTCTATAGGGGTTGTAGGTAATGTAATTTCTTGACATAGGTTAGACATATTAACACTATCAAGAAAAGAGCTATGCTCATTAACATGATCCATATTCATTACATACATTCTACCTGTTTCTATTCGCTCTTGACAAAACTGCATAAACAGCTTACGAGCAGATATTTTCATCTTAGGTGTCTTTCTAGATGATTCATACTGTTCATACAATTCATAGAACGAATCTGAACCAGCTACAAACGCATCATATAGATCTGGAACATCGTGAGGACTAAAAAGAGTTACAGGCTTATCATCAATAAAGCGCTTATAGAAGAGCTTGTTAAATTGAATAGAATAATCCATTTTACGGACTCTATTATCATCTGTCCCTCTATTGTTTTTTAGTACTAAGATTTCCTGAATCTCCTTATGCCAAAAAGGAAAGTGTGTTGTAGACGAACCACCACGTACTCCATTCTGCGTACAACACTTTGTAGTAGATTCAAACATTTTAAGAAACGGAATAACTCCAGTATGAACTACTTCGCCATTTCTAATCTTAGAACCTACAGCACGAATCCTTCCCATATTCAAACCAATTCCAGCTCTATTAGCTGTATAATAACCTACAGCTGTATTGGAATGAAATATAGAAGGTAAAGAATCGCCTACATCTATCAGTGTGCACGAACTGTATTGACGTGATGGAGTCCGAACACCACACATAACAGGTGTAGGCAAAGAGGTTTTAAATGTACTCGTGTCATTGTAAAAAGCTTTAATCTTACGTAAACGTACATCTTTGTTCTGATCACTAAACAGAACCATTGAGATAAGCATATACATATATTGTGGTGTCTCGTACACCTTATTGGATTGCCTATCTTTTAATAAGTATTTGTCTACTAATTGCTGAAGCCCAGCGTAGACAAAAAGATAGTCTCTATTATGCTTAATATAGTTATCTAGCTGATCAAGTTCATCTTCGGTATATTGTTCTAATATTTCTGGATCATATACTCCAATCTTAATGTTCTTTTTAATAACATCAAGTAGAGAAGGCATATTATCCGAAACCCCGAAGACTTGTTTTCGTAAATAGTAATTGAGTAAGTTTGCCGCAACTATTTGATAGTTGGGATTATCCTCTGAAATAAGATCTGCAGCAGATTGAATTAATAATTGATGTATATTAACGGACTTAATACCATCAAATACTTGCAGCTTTGCATTAATTTCGATATCGCTGACACTGACCCCTTTAATGTCTTTTGTAGCCCAAAACAACACCTCGTGGATCTTGTTAGCGTCAAATTCTTCTGTTCTTCCATCACGTTTAACTACATTCATTCGTAATAATTATTTTAATTAATTATTCACGAATATCAAGTTTAACGTTTTACGGTTGCTTGCCCAAAATAGAAACCAATAATTGCAGTCAAAGCTTGTCTAATCTCAGGTACTAACAGGTAACCCTCAATCTCGACAAACACAGGTTCAGTTTTAGTCCCTAACAATCCCCACAGTACTTTCTTAGTTATCATCTCTTCTACTACTATAGGGTGGTTAAAGAAAGTTATTACAAATGGAGCTAGAATAACTCCAAATAAAACACTAATAACAATGATACGCCGAACCCATTTGCCTGCATCTACACTAACACGCTCTACAGCTTTATCTGCAGAGATATCAGCAGCTTCCTTTTCTTTCATGAGCATTTCAAAACGTTTTTGTTCGTTCTCAGCTCTCTTGGCAACTATCTTAAAAAAGAACCCTACGATAGATCCCCCGAACATCGTCATAATTTCTGCAGGTATCATATAATTATTTATAAAAAAAGCGCCCGAAGGCGCTTAGGTCTACTAACATTGCAAGGGGGAATCTTATAGCATAGATTTAACAAGGTCTCGATTAGCTCGAGCTGCCCCTATTTTTTCTACTAATTTTTTAGCTTCTGCAACAATATCTGGATGTTCTCCAATTCCTGCAGCGTTGTTTAAATAATTGTTTAAGTTCGCTCCTGCAGTTTTTTCTTCTGCTACATATTCAGCGACTAATGCTTCTAGAATTTCTGTTTTTGTAGTACTCATTAATCTAAAAATCCTTTCCGTTTATCATAAACTAAGCGATCAAACTTATCAGGAGTATCTTTATTGTTTTTATAAACCTTTTCGATATCTTCCTCGTACTTAATTTTCTTTAGTCCTTCCTTATGGACTAACCGCGGGTCTTTGTTCTCTGAGGAATATTCAATTTCACGTTTTTCGTTCGTGTAAATATCCTTTACAACAATTTTGTATGCATTCATTAGCATGTCTGAAATATTAACTTATTCTTAGATGTTTTGCAAGTTATTTTTTTCGGTTTGGTTTTACTCTTTATTATTAATGTAGCGATTTCTGCTTCAATATGTTTCTCGAAAAATCTCTTTAAGAATCGAGCTCCATATTTACGGCTATATCCTTGTTCAGCGATATGCTTTCTCGCGTCATCACTCATTACAAAATCTATTGTATTGCTTTGCTCTAACTTTGCAACGAATTTTTTAGTTTCGATATCAACAAGATTATAAATATCATCTTGATTCAAATGTTCGAATCTAATTATTTCGGACAAACGATTTAAAAATTCTGGTTTAAAAAACTTTTGCAAAGAATTTTCTAAATCCAATGTACTAATTGCTGATGAACCGAAACCAATTGATTCTTTATCAAACATATCAGCGCCAATATTACTTGTAAAAACTATAATACAATTTTTAAGATTAATTTTACGACCTACACTATCTGTAAGTTCTCCTTTATCTAATACTTGTAAAAATATATTAACGACATCAGGGTGAGCCTTTTCTATCTCATCTAACAATATTAAACTGTATGGATTGTTTTTAATGAAATCACATAGTAAGGACCTATCACCGTAACCTACATAACCAGGAGGCGAACCTATCAGTTTACTTACTGAGTGTTGCTCCATAAATTCAGACATATCTATTTTTAAAAAGTTTTGCTTATTGTAAAAAAAGTACTCTGAAATTAACTCACACAAATACGTTTTACCTACACCTGTAGGCCCTACAAATAAAAACGAACCTAAAGGTCTATTAGGGTCTTGTAATCCTGTTTTAACTCTCTTAAAATGATATAAAATAGAATCAATAGCTTTGAATTGCGAAACGTACTTATCTTTAATTGATCGCTCTACTTTAGTAAGATCAGGTAAACTACAACCACTTATATCAGTTACGGGTATACCAGTTTTAGTACTAAGAATATGTCTTACCGTTTCTTTAGTTATAATTTTTTCAAACTCTTCTAATTTGCTCTTAGTAAATTCTTTTTTAAGTTTATTAGCTAGTGTAGTTTCTTTTCTTTTAAGTTTTAAACCTAGCTCAAAATCATGAGATTCTACAGCTTCGAGTTTTTGTTTATTAATTGAATCTAATTTTTGTTGTAATTGTACTAATTGTTCTGAGGTATTACCGGTTTGATTTTTTATATAAGAACCACACTCATCTAATAAATCCAATGAACAAGAAGGCTGACTTTTATCAGTTATATATCTACTTGATAGATTAACTATATCTTCAATAATATCTCTATCAAACTTTACGTCATGAAATTTTTCGTACGTAGGTATCATACTAAACATAATGTGTTTAGTCTCTTCGAATGTAGTCTGTTTAACTACAATGTTCTCGAACTTAGAACTAATAGTAGTAATATCATCGATGTATTTTTTATAATCATCTGACGTACATGTTCCTATAAAGTTAATATCGTCGCTACTAAACAACTCACTAAAATATTCTTCTATATTAGATGTACCATCTATACGAGTTATTAGAGCAATATCATTAATGAATAAAATAACATCAGTATTTTTCTTTAAAAACTCTTGCAAGGTATCTATTCGAGATTCAAAATCTCCTCTAAATTTAGTACCGCTAATTAAGGTTTTTAATTTAAGTTCTAATATTCTTTTCTTTTGTAAGTGTGTAGGTGTTAATTTTTTAGTTATTCTTCTCGCTAACTCATATACTACAGAACGTTTACCTACACCTGGCTCTCCCGTAATAATAATATTTGTGTTATGTTTTTTACCTAAAGTTAAATATATTTTTTCAAACTCTGCATCTCGAGAAAATGTACTTTGTAATTCATTAACAGCGGCTTGATGAGTTAAGTCAGTAAAAAATGGTTCTAAACTTTCTGGTATAGTAGTTGTAATTAACCGAGTGCTTTCTTTTTCTAAATTTCCAAGTTCTTGCTGTATAGCTGATTTTACATTATCAAAATTTAAACCATATTCAGAGAGTATAGAAGTAGCTACTCCGTCATTTTCATATAAAAGAGAAAGAAATAAATGTATTACATCTACAGTGTTTTTATTGAGCTTTTCTGCGAGACCTTTTGCGAATTCTATAATTCGCATAACACGGGGTGTAAAGTTAGGACCAGCTTCTAATTTAAAAAGCTTGTTATTTTCTTCTAACTGACATATACTACTCACTACATCTCTTAAGTGAGTAATATCTACTTTTAATCTACTGAAAGTTTGTTCAAGAAATTCATCCTCACTTTCTACTAAACCCAAGAGCAGATGTTCAGTACCTGCGTACCTACATTTAAATTCTTCAGCATAGTTTTTAGATAGTGCTAGAGCGCTCTGCGCGGTTTGACTAAACTTCATATAATCTTACTATTACTTATGAAGTAACTTATTGAACGCTACTGGTTTAAGATTCGTTTAGCCTATTACCTGCAACTGTTCCAGTTCCAGAAGACGTAACAGAGGTAAATGTACCATTTACAATAGCACCAGCGTCTCCTCCAACGCGTACAGCCCATTCAGCGCTTATAGTAGAAAATCCAGTACCTGAATTACCTGTTGGCGGATATGGTAATACAGGAACATTACCATCAGTACCACCGGGTTCGCCAAGAGCACCACCGTTTAAACCACTCATTGCAGGGAAATTACTTATCACTACTGTATCTCCACCTAAACTTACTACCCCGCTTGGATTAGTAAAACCGCCTCCATCCCCCGGACCGCCGGTACCACCGACGTTGCCATTTTTTAAGAAGATGTCACCAAACTCTGAATCTTGAGTAAACGTAATAGCTCCTGTACTTTCATCCTCTACCGCGCTAACAGCAGCTAAACCTGCAGAACCAACATTTGTACTGTGTATACCTTGACCACCGCCACCACCACTACCAGCAGACAAATATTGTAAGTTAGCCATACTCTCTGCGCTAACACCCATCGTTCCACCACCACCGCCACCTGATCCACCATATACGTTCCCAGCAGCAGAAAGAGTCACTACGTCAAAGTACGTGGACATGTTAACACTTCCTATAGCAAACCCACCAGATTCACCTTCATGACTAAATGCGCTCACATCATCAGTACCTGTACCATCAATTGAAAGATCACTACCAGATGCCCACATAGTGCCATGACCGCCACGACCACCCTTACCTACAACCGCAGCATTTTCTTCAACAATAATGTTTAATTTATTATTATTAAAATCTAAATTGTGATCTGGTTCAAATTGTAAAGCACCAGATACCGCAGACACAGAAAAAACTGACAACGGTGCGTTAACCGTAAAATTAATTAAAAATGAATTGCTTGCAGAATTAGCAACAAAACCACTGTCCGCAGATAGTGCTTGCCATATATTAACACAGCTTAATAGAGTGTCACTTGTAGTATCTGCTCTATAAGTAGCAGAGATATCAGATAAAAATAATGACGCAGTTTCAAACTTATCGTTAACTAAAAAGTCTTGTACAGTTGTAGCACCTAGACTTGCGTTATCGCTCGGATTACTAAGACGTACACTCAAAGTTCTTGTCGCAAAATTTGACGTTAAATCATTAACAGCGCTCAGATCAAATACTACAGATGTAATATTCTTAGTAAACGTTATTGTACTAGTATTTTTTATTTCAATAGCTGATAATTGGGAAGCTCCAAAATTAGCAAAATCAGCTCCCTCGTTTACAACTGCATATTCTGTACTTAATGGAACAACTGGAGAGTATTGACTATCAGCTATGTTACTCGGTACAATTTCTAAATTAACACTTGTGTCTGCACCTGAAGTATAATCTACACCAGAATTAGGTGTACGTATTACTTGAACTCTACTAGTAGAACCCTCTTCTAACGTACCAGTACTACCTGAAAGAGATACTGTAAATTGTTCCCCGATCGGAGTAATTGTAATAACAGCTGTGTCGCTTTCAGGGTCAATAACACAGTTGGTATTTTCTTTTAAAACAATATTAAATGTCTTACTACCACCACTAAATACTTGATCAGTAAAACTAGTAATAGTAACAGTATTAGTACCTTTAGGGAAAGTTAGTATCGATGGGTCTGAACTATCGATGTAATCAAAATCTCCTGAGGCCGCAGTACCCAAAGTAGTATAATATTGAAAGCTACAAGCTGGAGCTCCTGTTAAGACATTGACTCGAGATACTGTTATGTAGAATTCCTCACCCGCATCAACAG